CAAGGCGTTGGTTCTTTAAACGAAACAGCGCGGAACATGTCTCGCGGACCGCGGGGCATTGCTGGGTATCAACAGTTCGCGGAAGGTGGCGAACTCAACGTTAATTTAAGGCCTCTTGATCTGCCCGTTGATGGACGTATGTCATATACTCAAACCGATGACGGAGGAAGGTTTGACAGTGAAATCAGAAAAACGTTTGAGGGAGGGCTTGGCTCATTAACTCCTTCTTTTGATTATTCTACTCAAAACAGTTCTCGCAACAGGGGTGACTTAGTTATAGACGAAAACGGCGAACAAATAGGCTTTGCTTTAGAGGGCGAATTGTTCTTAAAGCCTCAAAGCGAAGACAAGGTTCGCGGCGCTTTTGCAATAGAAAAATCTCGCAACAACACCGACTTTACTTTCCCAGAGGGAGAGTTTGTAGAGACGAGAGAAGGTCTTTTAAAACGTTTTAATCTTGGCATGGATTTAGGTAACTTTGGAATAGACTTAAATAGAACAGAAGCTTCTGGTAGAGAACCTATAAATGAGGGGTCTGCTACAATACGTATTGGTGAGAACGGAATTGTTAGATACAGCGACTCAGACCGAGGTGAGCCAAACATAGAGTTTAATTATTCAAAGCAGTTCGCGGACGGCGGACCTGTTTACATGAAAAAAGGTGGTGAGGGTAAAGAAGAGAGCGCTAGACAGAAGATTTTAAACACTATTTACGGGGTTGAATCCAACAACAATTACGACGCTTGGAATACTAGCGCTAAAAACCCTCCTCAAAAGGATCTTACTTCTTTAACAGTAAAAGAAATTATGGATTATCAGGGCAATAATAATGGTCCTGCGGCAGGCGCGGGTCAAATAAAGTTTGATACGTTATCATACCTTATAAATGCAGGCACTTTGTCTGAGGACGATTTGTTTACAGCCGCCACACAGGATGTTGCTAATAACAAGCTGTTAGACCGTCGTGGCTTTAACAGTTGGTTGAGCGGCGATTTAAGTGATTTAGATTTTGGAGATAACATTGCTAGTGAGTGGGCTTCTATTCCTCTTCTTTCTTCTATGACAACACCAAATGGCGTAGAAAAAGAAAGAGGTGAGTCTCGTTATGGAGGAAGCAACAAGGCTTTATTAGGCGCTGATGTGTGGGAAAATGTTTTATACACGGCAAAGGGGCAGAGTAAAACTCCCCAGACCATAGACGAAATTGTTTTAGCGGAAGCTTACACTCCCGAAAAGTTAGTGTCGGAAGTTATGGCGGGTAGTCCTACATACATGACAGATGAAAGCAGTCCTTTATCAATGGTTGAAAGATATCCTCAGTCCGGTCCTTTAGGGAGGGTTGAGAGTTACCCGGTTGATAGGGTTGAGAGATACCCTGACATGCAACAGTTTTTTGAAAAAAGCGGTATAGAACAGTTTTTTCCAGAAAAGCAGATGGACTTAGAGCAACAAGTTGGTACTCCTCAAGAAAGCTTGTACGAAAAATACTCTCCTCAAGTAGTGCAGGACGCGCTATTGGGGATCGGTTATTTAAACAGTGTTAGCGGACCTAGCGCAACCAACCAGTAACGTCCTCTTTTAACACCTGACCCGCTAGATTAATCTTACTGCGTAACGCATCTAAGACCTTTTCATCTATCGTGTTGGGTGACACCAGATCCACATACGTCACCGCATTCTTCTGCCCAATCCGGTGAGCGCGGTCCTCGGACTGTAGTCGTATCTCCAGATCATAGGAGTTGCTGTAGTAGATGACAGTATTGGCGGCGGTCAGGGTAATCCCGTAGCCGCCCGTCTTGGGTTGTCCCACAAAGAAACGCAGAGGATCATCTTCGTCTTGAAACCGATTAACGATCTCTTGCCGTTCGTCCTGTGGCGTTGCTCCGTAATAAAGTGCGACCGAATCGGGCCCGAAACGGTCGCGCAGGGTCTGGCAAATCTGTTGAATGTCGTAAGTGTACGAAGCCCAAATGATTGCCTTCCCTGATATTTCGTCTGTAATGCTTGTTAGCTCATTCAGACGGTTGTTCTTTAGCGGCTGTATCTTTCCAACATCAGGCTGGAAGAAGCCGCAACAAATTTGCTGTAGGCGCATGATCTGCGTTAACACACTTTCTGTAGTTGCAAGATCCCCGTTCTCAAGTTGGGCCAAAGCCAGCTTTTTCATTTGAGTGTAGACCTTGGCCTGTTCGTCCGTCAGTTCTACGTTGCGCCGAGTATAAATCTTTTCGGGGAGGTCTAAGCAGTCTTCCTTTAACACGCGGGTGGAGAAGTTAAACAAACGCTCGTTCAACTCATCTAGCCTGCGGTATCCGGTTATTTCTTGAAAACTACGCGCCCCCATAACACGTTTCTGCACTATAGCGTAACGGTTCTGAAAAGCAAAGAAACTGTTATAGCCCAGCGCGGCAGGGTCTAAGAAGTTGCACTGACTGAACAAATCCATTGGGCTCTTGGTCACAGGAGAACCAGTGAGTATGCGGCGGTACTTACTGTACTTCGTCAATACCATTAAGTTCTTCGTGCGCTGGGCCTTGCGGTTCTTGATCGTCGTGCTTTCGTCTACGATCATCATATTGTCAGGGTTCTGCACAAGAAAACGGCCCGCCGCTCGCGCACCTCTGGGAGAGGAGAACGCCTCTACGTTTATTACAAAGATCTTTAGCCCGTCGTAGTCTTCCATAACTAAGTCTTCCAACTCAGCAGAAAACTTCTTGCTTAAAGAAGGCGTCCAACTTACTATTTTACGTTCAATGCGCTCTGGTAAGTGCAGTGGTATTTCCCCAAGCGCCCAGTTGTCATACACGCCTTTAGGTGCAACAATCAGCGCGGCTTTAATCTCGCCCTTTTCAAAAAGAATGCCTATGTTGTCTATGGCAACTTTACTCTTTCCAGTGCCCATCTCCATAAAATACGCATGGAAGCTCGCGTCCCACGAATCGTCTAATGCTTTAAGCTGATGGTCGAAGGGTTCAGTTTTATACTTATACAAAGTTTTATCCTTTTGAAGCTTGACTATACGATCTTATGAGAATATAAGCGTGTTTGTCAAGGCCATAAAAAGGTCTTTAACAGCGAAAGAGAAAAAAACATGAATGATATACTATCTATGATGGAGTCCGACTTTGAAAAGAACGTCGCATCTTCCATCGAAAAGGGCAATCTCGGTGGAATCTCTACCCTAGCCCGAAAAATACGATCAGCGCAACAGGAAGTCGAGAAGATCGAAAATGATCTTAAATCTCGGAAGAAAGACTTGCTAAAGCTAACTGACGAAGAACTGCCTTCTGCTATGCAGGAGCTTGGGCTATCGTCGTTTTCATTAGATGACGGTTCTACTGTAGACGTAAAGCCTACATATGGAGCCAGCATCCTAGTTGCCAACAGACTCACTGCTTACACTTGGTTGCGGGATAACGGCTACGACGATATTATTAAGAATGTTGTTTCTTGCGAGTTTGGTCGTGGGGAAGATGACCAAGCCAGCGCCTTTAAAGCGTTTGCTTCTAAAGAAGGGTTTCCGGCGGATCAAAATGAAAGCATCCATTCGGGCACACTAAAAGCTTTTGTACGGGAACGTGTAGAAGCTGGAGACGAATTTCCAATGGAACTTTTTGGGGCCTTTGTAGGTCAACGTGCTATCATTAAAGGAGCAAAATAATGGCGAATGCAGTATCGAAAACAAAGAAGGCAGAAGTCTTAGAGTATGACGGCGACAACACCGCTGTGCGGTTTGAACAAGACGCAGGCGCGGGTAACGAAAACGTAGGATCAGAGGATCTTGCTCTGCCGTTTCTCAAACTGTTGAGCGGGCTAGACTCTCTACTCGACACACACGAAACCGCTCGTAAAGGTGACATCTATAACACTGTCACGGGCGCTGTAATCAGCGGCAAAGAGGGTGTTAGTGTAATACCTTGTGCCTATCAGCGCGTGTTCATTCAGTGGGTCCCAAGGGGTTCTGGTACGGGCGCACCGATGAATGTGTATAAGCCAAATGATCCGGCTATGCCAAAGACTGAGCGTAGCAAAGAAGATAACAAAAACTACGTTGTCGGCGGTGACGGTGATTACATTGAAGAAACTCACCAGCACTACGTTATGATCGTCAACGAAGACGGTTCAACAGAAACTGCGCTGATTGCAATGAAGTCCACACAGCTAAAGAAAAGCCGTAAGTGGAACAGCATGATTCAGTCAGTGACAATGCAGGGTAAGAACGGTCCGTTCACACCACCCCGCTTCTCTCACGTCTACCGTATCAAAGCGGAAGCCGAAGAGAACTCTAAAGGTAGCTGGCACGGTTGGGAAATGTCCCGCGAAAACCCAGTGCAAGATGCCGACGTTTACGCCAAAGCAAAGTCTTTCTCCGAAAGTGTGCTTACGGGCGATGTGATTGTAAAACATCAAAACGACGAAGACAAAAGCGCTTCAGACGACATCCCGTTTTAAGTTTTACTAGGGGGCTGCTTCGGCAGTCCCCACCACAAGGACATAACCATGACAGTTAAAAAGTTCTCATCTATCTTTGATGGATTAAAAGAAGCTTACGGCACATATCGGGTGGAAAAAACTCAGTCTAACGGTAAGAATACAGGTAAGGCAGGCATCGTTCGTGAAACGCGGACCGCGGAACTTTGGGAGGGCCACCTCTCTGGTAAGGGCAACTCTATCGGCATCATACCGATTAACGCAGATAACATGTGCAAGTGGGGCTGTGTAGATATTGACCAGTATCCGCTGGATCACAAGGTTCTTTTAGAAAAGATTAGAAAACTAAAACTTCCGCTCGTTGTATGCCGATCAAAGTCTGGTGGGGCGCACTGCTTCCTCTTCTGTAAGGATTGGGTAGAAGCACGGGACATGCAGAAGTCTCTGAAAAGTATTGCCGCCGCGCTGGGCTACGGCGAGAGCGAAGTATTTCCAAAGCAGATAAAGCTACACCTAGATCGTGGAGATGTAGGCAACTTTCTAAACCTGCCCTACTATAATTCAGAGGATGGTTTACGCTACGGCATCCTAGATGACGGCACTTCAGCCACGCTAAAAGAGTTCTACAACCTTTACGAAACGCACGTCCAAACGCCAGAGCAAATACAAAAGCTACAAATAACCGAGGCATCCGAAACTACGCCCATGCGAGACGGCCCGCCCTGCTTGCAACACCTGATTAAAGAGAAAATATCTGAGGGTGGGCGCAACAACGGCCTGTTTAATATCGGCGTGTATCTACGCAAAGCTTTCCCAGATAGCTGGGAGACAGAGATCCTTACTTACAACATGCAGTATTTTGAGCCGCCGTTGCCTCTAAGCGAAGTCACAGTCGTTGCAAAACAGCTTGAGCGCAAAGAATATGCCTACCGCTGTAGCGACGCGCCAATCAACGCGCACTGTAACAAGGAGCTATGCCAGACCCGTAAGTTTGGTATCGGCTCCGCCGTGCAAAACGCCACGGTAGCAAATCTGCGGAAGTACAACTCAACGCCGCCTGTCTGGTTTATGGATGTAAACGGCGAGCCTCTGGAGCTAGACACTGACGCCCTGATGAGCCAGCCCATGTTTCAAAAAGCCTGCATGGAGCAATTGAACTTCATGCCGCGAAGCGCCGCAAAGCAACAGTGGGAAGGCCGGATCAGTTCCCTGCTTACCGAAATGCGCGAGAACGAAAGCGCAATCATGGAAGTCGCAGTGGATGCCAGTGTAAGCGGACAGTTCTACGATTACCTCGAAGAGTTCTGTCGCTTCCTACAGCAGGCGCAAGATAAAGAAGAGATCTTACTCCGCCGCCCTTGGACCGATGAGGACGCAATGGTAACTTACTTCCGCCTAAAAGACTTTGAGAACTTTCTAAAGAAGAACAAGTTCTTTGAGTATAAGTCCCACCGCATTGCCCAGCGCCTTCGTGACATAAACGGAGACAGCACGGTTCTAAAGATTAAAGGCCGCGCAGTGCGCGTCTGGCAGATACCCGCCTTCGAGGTCGGAGACATAGATATTACAACTCCAGACTTTACTCCAAAACAGGAGAGCCCGTTTTGACAAGACCACCGCCAAGTAAAAGAAACTTAGAGATCGTTCGACTGATTGAAGAGCAACTCATGACAAAGACGGCCGTCGCTAAATTGTTTGAAATAAGCAAACAGCGCGTCTGGCAGATATACAGAAAGGACAGGACCAGTGTTCAGAATATTCGGCCCACCGGGAACGGGGAAGACGACACGACTTCTTAATATGGTCGATGACGCTCTTCAAAAGGGCGTTGCTCCAAAGAACATTGCTTTCCTAGCCTTTACTCGTAAAGCCGCCAACGAAGCAAAAGAACGTGCCGCGAAACGATTTGGGTTAGATCCCAAGAAAGACCTGTTCTACTTCCGGACACTGCATAGTCTTGCTTTAACCTGTTCTGACATACGCCCCGAACAAGTGATGCAAGAAGAGAACTATCGCGAGCTTTCTAATCAGATGGGCGTACAGCTTCAGATGACCCGCACCAGCCTTTATGAGGATGATATCCCCAGCACGGTCAAAGCAACTGATCCTATCTTGGGTCTGATTAACCTAGCCCGTATGCGGAAGATCCCGCTCAGAGATCAGTATAATAGTGTCGGCATAGATGTTGAGTGGAACACAGTCACCTATGTGGACAAGTGTCTGCGTATGTACAAAGAGAATATGGAGTTGTTCGACTTCACCGATATGCTGGAAAGTTTTCCTAAAGAGGGTCAGGGGAACTGCCCTAACTTTGACCTATGCTTTGTAGATGAAGCGCAAGACCTCTCTCCTATACAGTGGGACATTGCCCACATTATAGATGAGAAGTCCGACAGAATGTACTGCGCTGGCGATGATGACCAAGCCATCTACCGCTGGGCAGGCGCAGATGTAGATCATTTTATTAATCTGGAAGGCGGGTCAGAAACTCTCTACCAATCCTACCGTGTTCCATTCGAAATACACCAACTGGCAGAGCGGGTCGTGTCTCGCATTAAAAAGCGCTTTCTTAAAGAATATAAGCCAAAGGAAAATGCCCAAGGGTCAATCCGGCGGATCTTCAGTATCGAAGAGATAGACATGTCCGAGGGATCGTGGCTCATAATGGCGCAAGCCGGATACCAACTAAACCCAGTAGCCGGAGAACTGCGCTCGTCTGGATACCTGTTCAACAACCGCGGACACCGATCCATCTCTGAAAATCTTAGCGACGCCGTAAACGGATGGGAACAGTTGCGTAAAGGAAGAGAAATCAACGGGGCCGTGGCGCGTAAGATCTACAACTTTATGTCAACTAAAGACCGCGTGGCGCGGGGCTTTAAAAAACTAACCGCACTAGAAGATACAGACCTCGTAAGCCTAATATCGCTGACCGCGGACCACGGACTTCTAGCTACGGAAGATATGGTTTGGCACGTTGCTATGGACAGACTTCCAGAGAACGAAAGAGCCTACATCATTGCAATGCTACGACGCGGGGAAAGATTTAACGGCGAGCCGCGTATAACCGTGTCAACAATTCACGGAGCAAAGGGCGGAGAGGCGGACAACGTTGTGTTGTTCACGGACCTTTCGCCAGCGTCAGAAGAACAGATGACAATCAACCCAGACGATATGCACCGCGTTTTTTACGTTGGTGTAACCCGTGCGAAAGAGAACCTTTTTATTGTTGAACCAGAAGATTTTACAAGGAGTTATGACCTATGATTTTATGGAACTACAAATGCGATTGCGGGTACAAGTGGACCTGTTGGTGGAACAAATACTCTCAGGATGCCTGTGAGAAATGCAATAAGTGGATAAATCCAGAGGAGAAAATACAATGAACTGTTGGCACTGTAAGACAGAACTTATTTGGGGAGGAGATCACGACTGTGATGTCGAAAGCTTTTCCACAGGAATAGCCGCAAACGAGGGTGAAGACGTTGAATGTATGCACGAGGATTACAGCATGGTCACTAACCTCTCCTGTCCTAAGTGTAATTCGCTGGTGTTAGTTTACTCCCCAAGTTGTCTTGATGGACCGATAAACTTAATACAAGAAAAGTTCCGGCAAGAGGGAAATAAAAAGAAGTATGCCCGTGGAAAAAGGAGTCGCTACAATGAAACGTGATGAAATTTTAGATAAGGCAAACGAACTTATCAACGGACAACGCGCCAAGGACTACGGCGATGCGTTTGAAAACCACAGTCGTATAGCAAATGGCTGGAATGTCATAATGAACGGCGCTTTGATAAGCCACGGCTACCTGACAGAACAGCACGTTGTTTTGATGATGGATTGGGTAAAGACAGCCCGCCTTCTGCAAACCATAAACCATGAGGACTCTTGGTTGGATAAAGTTGGGTATAGCGCTCTTGGGGGAGAGTTTTCTGGAAAAAGCGAAGAACTTGATAATCTCGGCATAGACGTTGGAATGCTGAGAGAAGTTGAAGCAACAAAAAGAAAGATGAATAAATGAAGCTGAAAATAGCCAGCCCCTCCTTGAACTCAGAATGGGTTCCCCCAGCCGAGTTACCTGATCTTACCGGGGCAACTACTATTGCCATCGACGTAGAGACAAGAGACCCCAACATAAAAAAGAACGGCCCCGGTTGGGCTGTTGGAGATGGCGAAGTGGTCGGCTATGCCGTCGCTACCGCCGATTGGGCTGGCTACATTCCCACAAGACACCGTGGGGGTGGAAACTTAGACGAAAAGATAGTCAATCGCTGGCTCAAGAAAGTCTTCGACTGCCCTGCCGACAAGATCATGCACAACGCACAGTACGACGTGGGCTGGATCAAACGCATGGGCTTTGAGATAAACGGACGGATCATCGACACGATGGTAGTCGCGTCCCTGTTAGATGAGAACAAATTCTCCTACGCACTAAACTCTCTTGCCTTTGAGTATCTGGGGCTCGCAAAGAACGAAAGCCTGCTTCGGCAAGCCGCCAGCGAGTTCGGCTTTGACCCCAAGGCCGACATGTGGAAAATGCCCGCAATGTATGTTGGGCCCTACGCCCAGACAGACGCCGAAGTTACCCTGCAACTCTGGAACTATCTAAAAGTAGAGATCGGCAAGCAGAACCTTTGGAATATTGTCAACCTAGAGCTAGACCTACTGCCATGCTTGGTTAACATGACATGGCGCGGTGTTCGCGTGGATATGGACAAAACCGAGAGAACGCGCGACGCGATCCTAAAACGAGAGAAATTAGTCCTCAAAGACATAAAAACTCTAGTTGGCAGAGATGTAGAGATATGGGCGGCAAATTCTATAGCAAAAGCCTTCGATGACCTCTCCATACCGTACCCAAAGACAGAAAAGGGTGCGCCGTCGTTTAAAAAGCAGTTTTTGGCAGACCATACCGAGAAATTACCGCAATTAATCGTCCAAGCGCGTAGCTTAAACAAAACCAGCGGAACTTTTATCAATAACATCCTAAAATTCTGCCACGGAGACGGTCGAGTGCATTCGCACATCAATCAGATCAGAGGCGACGATGGCGGCACGGTTTCTGGGCGCTTTTCTATGAATAATCCCAACCTACAGCAAATCCCGGCCCGCGATCCCGAAATTGGTCCACTGATCCGGTCTTTGTTCCTTCCAGAAGAGGGAGAACAGTGGGCGTCAATAGATTACTCGCAACAGGAACCGCGGATCTTGGTCCACTACGCTCATGTCTACGGAAAAAGCAGGGACGTGCCTTTAAGGGGTGTGGATGAGTTTGTAACCAGCTACCGAGAAGATCCGAACATGGATTTTCACACAATGGTGGCAGAAATGGCGGACATTCCTAGAAAGCAAGCAAAAACCATCAATCTGGGCATGATGTACGGCATGGGCGTCGCAAAACTGGCAGACCAGCTAGATATTGAGACAGCAGAGGCCAAAAATCTCGTTAAGCAGTACCATGACCGCGTACCTTTCGTAAAAGGACTGATGACAGGCGTCACAAACCGTTTGAACAGCAAAGCAAGCGGTGGAGCGATTAGTTCCATCCTTGGGCGCAAGTGTAGGTTCAATCTTTGGGAGCCAGACTCCTTCGAGATGACAAAAGCCATGCCTTACCAAGAAGCAATCCTAGAATATGGTGAAACATGCCGTTTAAAGCGGGCTTACACCTATAAAGCGCTGAACAGACTGATCCAAGCGTCCGCCGCGGATATGACAAAGAAAGCTATGGTCGATTTGTACAAAGAAGGGTATCTTCCAATGCTTCAAGTGCATGATGAGCTTTGCATGTCAGTAAAAGACAGAAAAGAAGCGGAAACTATTGCAAACATAATGGTAAACGCGGTAGCATTAGAAATCCCCAGCAAATGTGATGTTGAAGTGGGTCCAAGCTGGGGTGAAGCTATTTAGGATGGCTTCTAGCGCACTGCTCACTGGCGCAAACCACTTTTAACTGCCCTTTTGTCCGGCTAGGAATGACACTACAACGACAAAAGGGTTTTTTCTTGTAAGTTCCCATAAACTCCTATATGCTCTTCGTGAAAACGCAAAAAAGGTTAGCCCAATGGATACTACAAAATGGAAAAGCGTTCTTGTGCCCATTGAGGTTTACAAGGAAATCAAAGAACACTCCGTAGTCAACGGAAGAACGATAAGCGGTCAACTCAGAATTATGTTTGACGTTTATTTAAAAAATAAAGACAAAGCGCTTGACGCATCCCATAAAGTCGCGTACAAATAGCTTAGACATTCTCCAAATGTTTAAAAAAGCACAACCGTTAAAACCCTTGGTCAAATGTCCTGACTGAGGGTTTTTTCGTATGGACGCTACATTTGATCTTAGAATACTTTCCGCTAAAATTTTAAAAGACGGATACCTCGAACCAGAGGCCGCACAAATGTTGACCGACGCCGCAGATTACTTAGATTGGTTGCACGAAGTTCTTTGGCTGGAGAACGAAGAATTGAGCGATAAACTAAACAGCTTGACATTATCCCATACTGAGCCTAAGATGTAGTTAGTCAAAATGGAGAAAGTCTAATGCCTATGACAGCAAAAATAAAACTACGGGACGCTGACAACAAAGTCATCTCGTCAACGTCTATCACAGCGGAACATTACGAAGACGGTCCCGATCCCGACGAATTTCTTAATAACGCTTGGAAGATGGCCGATCAAATGGCCGCCCATCTATCGTGTGCAGATGAGTGGAGGTTGACCTTAACATTCGACTTAGATCTGCGGGAAACTTTTGAGGAGATGATGGCAAAAATCCCATGCCGTTGTAATGAGTGTGCGCCATGAACATGGTATGCGCCCACTTCATCGTGGAAAAATTGGATGAGATCTTAAAGGTAATTGAGGAGGACATTAAAATGAACCCTGATGTCGATGTGTTCTGCGATATTTGTGTCGAGGACTTACGGGGCGAGCTTATTCACAACATGGGCGTTGATGTCCATGCCGCATGGAAGGAGAAA